TTTGCAAGAGATGAAACCTTTTTTAATATAGGTGATGATGCTAAAGTATCCATTCTATCACTAACACCTTTGGCAACATCTTTAAGTGCTGTATTCTTGGCAGCATTAGCCTTTGTTAATACAGCATTCTTTTCTGGATCTTTTATTGAAGATTTTTGTTTCTTTTTCTCAAAATTAACATCATTAAGAGCAACTGCTACTTTAGCCTTTACTAGCTTTTTAGCATTATTCTTAATCTTTACGTATTTAATAGGACTTTTTAATACATCCATTATTCCTTCATTTACAAATTCAGAATATGTTTTTAATTTTGCCATGATCTATTATTGTTTTTAATTGTTTTATATATTTAAGCTATAAGAACAAAAAAGCCACTCCGAAGAGTGGCTTTTTATATAAAATATTACTATTGGTTCAAATTATACAATCTGAGCACCACCAGCGAACGTAAAGTTCATTGTGTAATACATTAATTCAGGATTAAATCCAGCATCTACTAAAGCGAATCTTGATTTAACTGCAATTTTAGGAGCCATAGTTCCTTCAGCAATTGTTTCAACTGATTCAGCCATTAAGTAAGGCATAAATACAATACCAGGAGAATTACCATCACCTTTACGTCCTACACAAATTGTATAGTCATTAAAAGCTCTGTTAGGATCTACATAAATTGTTACCCCAGCAATTGCACCGATTGGATATAAAGATCCACCAGCTTGGTTAACTGTATTAGATAACGGATATGCAATAAATCCAGCTACAGATTGAAGAGCAGTTGCCATTTCTCCACCTGTTACTGCAAACGTTGCAGGTCCTCTTCTTCCTCTAGTAGCAATTAAGTTACTTGCAGCAAGAATTTTAGTATAGATTCTACGTTGTAGAGTTCCTTGTGTATTACCACCACCAGCAGTTACAGCACCTAGAACAGCAACAGTTGCAATAGCATTGTTGACGTTGTTAGGTCCTAAAGGTAGGGCAGCATTCGCGACAGGTGCAGCAGCAGCAGTAAATGCTTCTGATAAAACAGTACCTGAGACAGCTTGAGTATTAACAGCGTTTGTTACACCGTTTCTAAATATTCTGTCTAGAATGTATTTGTTGATAGATTGAGTTAACTCATTTACCAATACTGCTTCAACTTGAGCTACAGCATCAATACCGAATTGCTTCAGATCTTGAACTTGTTCTCTAGTTACACCGGCAGCTACTTGGAAAGTATCAGCGGCAACAGATTTGTTAAATAAAGTTAATCCCATTATGTTATCAACAGTTGATTCACCTACACCTCTAAGGTAAGGATCGTTACTGTTCATACTCTCAGTTGCAAAACCAGGAGCACCAGCAGCAGGGTTGTTAGTTGGTTGAAAAGCATTACCAGAAAAACCAGTAATATGATCTTCTAACGCTTTAACATGTCCTAAACCAGAACCACCGTTTGCAGCAGTTTGGAAAGTACCAGCGATTCCCATAGTTGCAGAACCTACACCACCCGTTTGGACAGCACCAGCAAAACCAGCTACAGCAGCACGAGTTGCACCAGCAGCAGGAGCAGCAGGCCATCCAGCAGCACCAGATCTAAAGAAATTACCACCAGCAACAATTGCTACGTAAATTGATTCAGCAGCACCTTCACCACCTTGGGTAAATGTATTTGCTATACCATTAAATCCAGCAGCGTTGATTGCAGCAGTTGATGATCTTACTCTAAAGATAGCTAAACCATCGATTCTAGAATAACCTACAAAAGTTAATTCGTAAGAAGCACCATTTGTTGCAACTACACCAGATGCAGTACAATAGATGATGTCATTTACTGTAAAGTTTGTTGCAGTACCTACAGCAGGAATTGCATTAACTTTAATTAGTAAAGAAGTACCTACTACGTCTTGACCTCCAGTTAGTGGAGCTCCAGTTGTTCTACCTCCACCATAAACAAAGTCTAGGTAAGTTAAAACGCCCATTGGGCCTTGCATTGGTACTACAGGAACTAAGTCTAAACCTACAGTCTGTGCTGCTACTTGCATTGCAAGTGGTAACAAAGAAAAAGGTCTGTCACCAGATCCAGTTACTTGTGCAGGGAATGCATTCATTGATCCAGGATTTCCTGGTAATGTTGCGTTACCCATACTTTGAACATTCATGTTCGGGTTAAGGTGTACAGTATTGTAAACACTTTCATTAAGGTTATGGTAATGGCAATACTTAGACATCCAAGCTAACTTAGATTTTTCAGTAATTCCAGTACTTTCCTCAATAACAGGTCCCCAAGTCTTTTGAACCTCAGCCTCATTGATTAATTGATTTGCGTACATTATTTAAAATTATTTTTCGCATTTTGTGAAACATATCTTTTATGTTTCGTTTTATAATCGCCTGAGCTCTTTTCTTCTTAGCTATTCGATTAATATTGTTTAGATTAAGTTATCTACCTAATCTGAATTTCATTTTGTTGATTAAGTCTGCAGAGAAGCTTTCATTTAATAATGGTTCAGCTTTTACAGCAGCAGATTCACCAGCAGTTTTACTTTCATTGATTGATTCTAAACTCATTTGAGTGTTTCTTAGATCTCTTGTCTGCCAGAAATTGTTAATAGCATAAGGAGTACCTAAAGAATGGAATTTAGATTCAGCAATAATTTGTTCTTTTCTATTTTCCGAAAGAGAATTCCATTTATCAGAATATTTTGATGGCATATCATTAATAAAATTAATTGCCTTTCTTTCAGTAATAAAACATGAATCCCAAACGTTTTCAGCTTGCATAGTTGACATAATAGAATCTTTGTTCATTGATTCAACTAATAAAGCTTTTTTGTTATCTTCTAAAGAATCAAATTGATTTCTTTTAGATTCTGATAGGAAATTCATAAAGTGCATTTCAGAAAGATTTTTAGTTTCTGCTTTAGAAATTAAGTTTCCTAATTTTTCACTAATAGTATCTTTATAAGATTTAGATTCCTCATGCATACACTTATCACACATTTCTTTTATTGCACCTTTGTCAGCATCAGGATATTGTTCACATACTTGTTCGTATTTCATTCCTTCTCCCATACATTTAGAAACTTCTTCCAAAGTTGGAGTATAGCCTTCTTTCATTTTACCATATTCATTAACTGTAGATTCATTAATTGCTTTAGCATTAATAGTAGTTGCATTTTCAGCAATATACTCAGAGTATTTAATAGATTTGTCTAAACCTTCTCCAAGATATTCAGAGTAAGCAATATTTTGATCTACCTTTTCAGCAACATATTCAGAATATTCAATTCCTTTTTCTAAAGCTTCTCCTAAATAATTAGAATATTGAATTCCTTTGTCTGCTTGTTCAGCAACATGTTCAGAATATTGAATAGTCTTATCTAGTTCTTCACCTAAGTAAGAAGAGTAGTTTTTAATTTTATCTACATTCTCTGCTAAGTAGTCAGAGTAAGAGATACTTTTGTCAAGGTTTTCTGATAAGTATTCAGTATAATCAGTTACCTGATTTACTTTCTCTGCAATATGCTCAGTATAATTAACTAATTTTTGAATTAGTTCATCACTGTTTGAATTTGCAGATTCCTTAACACCGTCTAATGTATTCTTTACATATTCGGTGTACTTATTGAAATCCTCAACGGTTACAAAGTTTCCTGAGTTATTTTCCATTGTTAGATCTGTTTTATTTGTTTTATTTATTTCATCTTCAGTTTCAGCCATTTCATAAATGTATAAACCTTCAGTATCTCCGAAGCCATAAGATTCATTTACTTTAGATAACTCAGCATTTTCAAATCCTGGATCAGCAACTAAATCATATGTAAAGAATTTTTTAATCTTAACTTTACCAGCCTCATCAACAGTACCAGCAGCTCTACTAGAAATATGCAATGGAATACCATCTTCTATTAATGCTTGAGCTTCTTTACCTTTTGACGTATTTAGTAATCTTATTCTTCCTAATACTTGTTTCTTTGCTTCATCGTATTTTAAATCTTCGATAACATGAGATACATTTGATAAACTAATATCAAAATCCTTAGGGTGGTCAAGTTCACCTAACAGTTTGTTAGTTTTTACCTTTTCCTGTAATTCTTTAATATGAGGAAGTACTTCAGCTTCTTCATAAATTCTATTATTTTTATTCTTTACTCCGATCTCAGTAAATACTCCTTCAAGTACAACAGAGCCATCGGCATCTTTAGTCATACTTAAATTAGACTTAGATCTTTCTAGAATTAAAAGTTTCTTATTAGACATCTTTCTAGTATTAATTTGATTTATATATTACAACTCTTAATAGTTTTTAGATATCCGCTAACGGATCATCATCTATACCATCACTTTTTTCCTCAGGCTTAAAATCCTTCTTGTTTGCTCCTAAAAGTATCTTTTCAATATCCTCTTCTTTAAAACCTTCAGTTCTAAGTTCTTCACGCTCTTTAGCTCGAGCATTTGCTTTGATATCATCACGTGTAAATCCACCATATCTCTTAATTAAGAATCCTAAATCAAAATATGGTATTTCTTCCATTTCAGCATTCATTGTGCTTAATTGAGTTTTTAGATTACCAATAAAATCAACACGTTTTGTTTGGAGTTCCATTTCCTTCATTTCTTCAAACACGTTATCCTTTATAAAATTCAATCCTAACCCAGCCTTAAATGCAATGTCATTTTTTAATTCTGGATGATTAAGACACATTTGAAGATATACAGGCTTAACTAATATTTCTTGGAATATTGATCTTAGTCTTGAAATAAACCTTCCAAACTTAATTTCATCCCTTAACATACCACTTGCTTCCATATCATATGTATTACCACCTTCTCTATCAAATCTAGAAAATGGTATTTTAGATGCAAGTTGTAATTTATCAGAAAAGTATTTTAAAGATTCAGTATCACCTAAATCTGGTCCATCACCACCAATTGTTTGAATCTCTGGTGATTCACCATCCTTTGAAGGTAACCAGTATTCTTTGTTAAACGGCATCATTGGTTTACCGTTAGTTTGTATTTCACCACTTTCAAAATTAAAATCTACAACCTCGCGGTATGAATTCATTAATGTTGATAATGATTGTTTTGCTCTAGTTTTAGATTTACCACCAACTGGGATAGTAAATTGAGTTTTAAATGAAGCATTTGACACAGCCCAGATAATTCTACTGTGTTCCATTATTCTTAATAAGTTAAATGATCTGATTAATCTTTCAACATATGATATTCTCATTGGAGAATTAACTTGTGAATATGAAAGGTATATTATTTGTGAATCCCATAACTGTCTTTCTTTTCCGCCTTCACCTTTATATTGAATCCAAACTTTTTTACCATCATCAGAATCAATACCTGGCATTAATGATATTGGATCTAATTCTTTAAATCCTATAATTTCAGTTTGTTTATCATTATAAACTATTTCAAATGCAAGATAACCATCAATCATCCATTTTCTAAAATAATTCCAAGGCTGTACTGCATCATTAAAACCAATGTAATTGTAGATATTATTATATACATCACTAATTTCTTCTTCTATAGATTCACCAATATGACCATTAAATTCAGCATAAGCCATAAAATTTGATTCATCAAATACAATAGCCTCATCTGTAATTACATCTAATATTTCTTCTATTTCATCTTGTACTGCAAATGTTCTAAGCTGATCTCTTTTTCTTGTATAATCTTGATCAAAAAATGCAATGTTTTTCTTTAATGTAGTATCTGTTAATGATAGTGCAGCAAATGCACCATACATATCATCGCTATCAGATCCCATAGGATTAAATGAATAACCCATTTGATTTTCAGTAAATCCTACTGCACGAGAATTACGAATGATCATATCATCATAAGCCATTCCTAAATTAGAAAGATCTTTAAGGATTTTTCTTACTGGATTACCTGTACTTAAAGGACCTCTTCTATCTGTAAAACCTGCCATATTGTTATTTTTTATTATTTTATATATTCTTGTAGTATAATGATTGTGCTTGGTTTATATTTCCACCAAAAAATTGATCTTCATTATTTACTGCTCCAATGTACCAATCACTATATCCTATCACATAAGGATTTTTCATTCGATCCATTCTGTACTGTCTTACACAGTATGTTAAATTGTATTTTGTACCAAGTGCTCTTTTTAAAAATTTCCACTGAAAGCTTGGAATAGGATCTTCTTTTAATGGATCTTCTTCTTTCTTACCTTCTATTTGAGTAAATAAAGTTTTTGTTAATTCAGTTAAAAATGGAATCCTAGCTTCATACGGCATATAATGTAAATTAATACCTAATTGGTGTCCATCATCAGATTCGCCTAAACCTATTACTAAAGGTTTTGTATCATAAAAGTATTCTTGTGTTGTATAATAATTAAAACAATACATCTTACCTGGTAATAAAGAACCTTTGCTTTTAGCACCCATTAATTTAATATCTTCAATTGATCTTTTGGATGCACCAGTCCTACCTTTACTTTCAGTAAGGTAAATATTAAGGTCATTTGTAAATCTATGCTCTAAAGCCATTAAAATAAATTTGATTCTTCTGTTAGTAACATTACTTTACAATTTCTTTCTTTTGCCATTTTATTTAAAGCATTAGTTTTACATAAATTTCTAACATATGATTCATATGCATATTTAAAATTTTTTAATGCCTTTGCCGTTTTTCTCTTAGGTTCTTTTGGTTTTTGCAACTGAGCCTTAGGTTTTATTTCGACTACATATTCCTGTGTAGTTCCATCTCCCTTTTTCATTTTAAAGAAAAAATCTGGATAATACTTATGCCACTTATTATCTAGTAGACTAAAGTAAGGTATTGAAAATGGTTCTGATATCCAATAAATAACATCTATATTATGATCGCACCAATGGCAAAACTTTCTTTCCCAACTACTTCTGTATATAATAGGATCTCCTCCTCTATACTTTTGAGGAAACTTTGGTTTATAATAACCTTGTTTAAATCCAGACTTAGATGTAGGCTTTACCTTTTTAATGCTCATACAATGTTATATTGTATAAATACCTTCGCTATCAGCACTACCATTAATCGAAACAGTACCATGATATTTTTTAGGATGTAATTTATTCCAACCTTTTGCAAATCCTCTTTTAGCTATTTCAGTAAAATAAGCAAATGCATTTGTACTTTTTTCTGGATTAAAATTTCTCCAATATCTATAAAGATCCATATAAGCATAAGCAATACAATCTTGCCTATCTTCTGGGTTTCTATATGTTAGCTTCATAGAACATTTGTCTGCCAATAGCATTAAGAATTCTAAGGCCTTTGGTGTAAGTTCATCCAATTCTTTAGATAATACTATCTGATCTAGGAGGTCTCTGTTGTTTAGATAATTTCTTTTTCTTGCCATTAACTTTGATTTATTTATTATTTATATACAAGAATGAACCGATTGTTTAAATTCAATCGGTTCATTCAATATATTATTATAGTTAGGCTTGTTTATTAGATACTTACAGAAAGATCAGACTTAGGAAGTACTACACCTTTACCGTTTTTAGGAATAATAACACTTAACATATCCTCATCCCCTAGAGAAGCATACTCTTCAGCACTTACTAAAACTTCTTGGCCTTTTTTAAGACCTTGTCCATTCTTTTTGATTGTTGCTTCTACGAAACCATCGTTTAAATAGTCACTCTTACTTTTTTTTTCAGAAATATAACTATCAGCTAATTCTTTTTCTTTAACTTTATGCTCTTCAGCTAAAAGATTTAAAGCTTCAGATAATTCTTCAGTTGCACCTAATTTTTTAATTGCAGCTTCTACTTCAGATTTCTTTTCTTCTAAAAAGGTAAGAGTCTCAGAAAGTTCTTTTCTTTTATTTTCAATGATAGCCTTTTCATTATTCTCTGAAATTAATTTTTCAGAAAGAATTGGAGAAATATCAAAATTAATAAATTCCATTACCACATCAACAGTTTCTGTTGCAGTATTAAACTTTATCATTTCATTTAATTGCATACCAGGATTTACCTTATTAATATAGATACCTTCATCTACATTAATCATAGTTAAAAATACATCAGAAAATTGTTGATTTTGAATTGTAGTAAAATCATCTAGTTCGCAAACTAAATCAACGCTTTCAAAGAATTTGCAAATTTTATCATTTTGCCATTGGTTTTTATAACCTGAAAAGTTAGTTGCCAATAATGTTTCTTTTAATTCGATTATACTTACATTAGATAAATTAATTTTACCCATGCTTAAAGTTCCTTCAGTAATATCATAAGTTAATGTTTTACCATTATCTCCATGTAGTGAAAGAATATCTCCACTTCTTGTAAACATTTTTAATCCTTCAGATACATCGAAGAATCTTGTATCAGTTACATTAGCTTCAACAATAGATTTTCCATTAAAAGTATAATTCTTATTATGTAATTGGAAAGTTAAACCATTTTCAGATTCTAAAACTGGAGAAAGAATTTTTACAATTTTTCCGTTTGCAGTAGATGCTACTTTTTGATCTTCAGCATTCATTTCATTTACAATTTGCTTAACATCAACTGACCAAGGATTCTTAGCAGCAATTGCAGCAAATTTAGATTTAACATCTGATTCATTTAATAAAGAAACTAAATCATTATTTAATGATTCGATTAATTTACCTTTTTTCATTGATGTTCTTTCAACAGATTCGCTAATTCTAAATTGCCATTTAGCATTGTTATAAGATTCCATTATATACTCTCTTAACTCAGAAATTGGATTTAACCAAGTTGACTGAGATAGTTTAGTATACAAGTTTCTTGCAATTTTAAATTTAAGATTAGGGTCAGTAGAATTTTCTAATTCTTCGCTGATTGCAGAAAGGTCAGCATTTTTTAATTTCATAGGGAATGCATTTAATGCTTCCTCTAAAACAGTTAAGGATTCTTTAACAGAATATGAAACTCTGGAATTATCATTATCCATTGCTTTCAATCCGTTAATACTATCCATAACGTTCTCATACAGATCGGTAATTGTAAAGTTCATATTGTTATGATTTTTTTGATTATTATTTTCAGTGTATATATCGGATGGAGCTTGTTGCTGTTCTCGATATTTTGCTATTGATGAAATTCCCATTTGCTGAGGGATGCCCATTCCAACCAAAATAGCTAATACTTGTTCATCTGTCATTGGTCCACCAGTTAAAATTTTACCTTTACCGTCTGGTTTAGATTTACCACTTTGACTGAATAACACCTGGATTATATCCATTAGCTGTTGCCTTGGCTTGTTTAAATAGGCAGCATCAGTATCAATACCTGCTTGGGGATTTATTCCACCATCAGTATATACCTGAGTTTGTCCTTCGTTCATTGTGTTTTTCATATTACACTTATTTGATTTGTTTTATATATTCTAAGTCTTGACTGTTAATTGCTTATCACTTTCCAAAGCCATCATCTACACTTCCTAAGCCTGATTCATCTACTTTTGGTATTGCATCTGCATTTCTATAATTTAAGCTTTCTAATGATTCAGGTACTATTGGGGCTGATGTTAATATTGATTCTGAATAAGGACCACCTGTTTGAATAGAATCTGGGTTAATGTATCCTTTATTACTAAACGTTCCGCTAGGTTGTACTTTTAATAAGCTTTCTTGTGACAGCTGGAATTTTTGGAATACTCCACCGAAGTAAATACCTATTTCATTATCAATACCTGATCTTAGCATACCTACACCTTGTGCAGTAGGGTTAGCTTTAATTGCAGCCTTAGTCATAAGACTAACCTCAGGTATTAAAATACCCTGTTCAAACACTGGCATAAATGAAGAAACTTCTATTGGAAAGGTTACGCTCCATTCTTTTTTATCATTTAATTGGAATTCAAATAATCTATTTTGTGTATAATCCTCAGGAACTGCAAAAGATGCCTGTACCCTCATCATACCTAAATCTACTTGAAACAAATTATTTTTATATAATTTGCTCATAAGTGATTCAGTTACTTTTAACATTTCTAAATTCGATGAACATACAACTGTACAATCAAAAGATATATTTAAAGGTAAGAAATTTGTTTCTAAAGAAAATGTTTTTAATACACCTTCCCACTCTTGAACAAATTCACCTCTAGCAAACTTATTTGTTTGATTACCCGAATCTATGGATATACCATTTAATTGTATTATACCTCTTGGTACAACTTCATAATCACCTATAGCTTTACCTTTAGCTTCTGCATCAAAAAGAAAATTATCCATTAAAAATCTACCATCTCCTGTTATTGAATAAAAGAAAGGGACTGGTATTTTCTTTAAAGTATCTTCATCTATTTGATTATAATAGTAAACTTTATCTTTTAGATCTGCTAAAAGAGCTACTATCATATAACGTAAGATTGTGTTGTCCTTATTATATTCCTGATTATATGCTGACATCTATGATATTAATTTTTCTTGTAGTATATTTATCCAATAGATTCAATTGTAAATTCGCTAAATCCACCATCTTTTGTAATTTCTAATTTTTTATCAAAGTATTCACTAGGTAATACTGTATGATTAATAACAAATGTATTAAGCCCGATATCCTGGATTGTATTATGAAGTATGTTAACTATATGATGTACACCATCTGAATCAATAGAAGAAAAGATTTCATCTAAGAATAAAATATTAAGAGATGGGAATCTAACTTTAATCATTTTCATTAATGCCATGATAATTACAAAATCTACTTTTTTCTTTTCACCAGTACTTAATGTCTTTGGGCTTATCTCTGTTCCTAGATGATGTAATGTACAAAAGAATTTTTCATTAAATCGTATACCAAAAGGAATTCCCATTTCCCTACCCATTAAAAGAATATGATTATTAAATGACGGAAGAATAGATCTTACTGCTAGATTTTTAATACCATCCTCGCCCATTAAATTTTCTAAGATAGTTAAATAATAATCTTCTCCTTCACTTTTTAACTTATCTGTTGACTTTTCTGTTTTACGAGTATTAAAATCTTTTACTAAATGTTTTAAATCAGATGAAGAATCGGATTCATCTTTATCTGCTAATTCAATTAACTTAGATTTAATATTTTCCATAGAAACTTCTAATTGACCAGCCTTTACATGTATTTGTCTACCTTTAAGCCTTAGGTCATTTAATTTACTAATAGAATCTTCATATGCAATTTTAACGCTTTCATATTGTTCATTAAGACTTATTAAAGAACCTTCTTTTTCTTTTTTAATTTCCAAATGAAAATCAGAAGTTAATGGTGCAGTACATGTAGGGCATGTTGAATTTTCAAACAATTTTAAATCTTGCTTAATATTAGAAATTTTATTAGTCAATGTAGAATGTTCTGATGACTTATTTCTAGATTCTTTATCTAAAGACTCTAGTTTTGTTTTAGTTAATTCAGTAAAGTTATTTAATTTTTTTCGGTTTTCATTCAATGCAATTAAATCCTCCTTTAATTTTTTAACCTTAGAAGCATCTTTTTCTGCTGTTAATAATTCTATTTGTTCTATTTTATCATATACTGAACCTATAGATTCATTAAGAGTTCTTATCTCATCTTCATAAGTTCTAATTTCTCCAATAATACCTCTACGCTTTTCCTTAATAGCTTCAGCCATTTCATTAATAATAGAAAAACCAAATATCTTATCTATGATTCTTTTTTTATCATAAGGAGACATTGTTATAAATGATTTAAAATCATTAACGGATAAAATAATTACATTCTTAAAAACATGATAAGGTATTTCATATATCTCTGTTTCTAAAAAATCTTGTAGGTTTACTTTACCAGCAACATCATAATCTTCACCATTAATTTTTACATTAAATATTCCTGGATTAATTCCACGCTCTATTTCAATTGCATTACCTTTAGATTCTAACCAAATCTTTCCATACAGTGCGCCATTAACTCTATTTGGTAAATCCTTTAAAGAACTACCTTCTACTTTACCATAACATAAATATGTAATTACCTTTGCTAAAGTACTCTTACCAGCACCATTACCACCTAAGACTAAATATAAATTACTTTTTTCTTTTTCAAAGTCTATTACCTGCAGCCTGTTACCATAGCTTGCAAAATTCTTAAACTCTACTTTTTTAATCTTCATAGTTAGGTGATAAGGTTCTTTTATATAATTCTTGTACTGATACTTTTAGTCTTTCTTTTAAATCATTATCATAATCTAAAGAATTAATATGCTCTGCTGCTATATTCATTAAATTTAACTCTCCATTAAAATCTGACATTTCGCCATCTTCTCTATCATAAGGATTCTCTTCATCATAAATTCTTGGTTCTAATTTTCTAGCTAAACCATCTAAATAATCCATAAACATATTAATATTATACTTACCTAATACATTTGATGGTATAAAAATATCAACAAAGTTATTTTTAATTTCATTTTCAATTTCTTCCATTCTCATTTCCAAAATTTCATTAATATAATATCTAATAAAAACAGGACTTATATGATTCTCAAAAAAGGTATGATTACCTGATTCTAAATCTAATAAGTAAATTCCTTTTTGATTATCCCTATCTGATCTTGTCATTTGATATGGATTACCGACTAATACAAAATTTTCTTTATCTTGTCTATAATGAATATGCCCTGAGTATACTCTCTTAAATCTTTTAAAGATAGTTACTTCATTTCCACTATCATGTAAATGCTTTGTACTTGGACTAGTTTGAACACCACGTGTTTCAGTATGACAAAACATATAATCAACATCATCCTTAATATTATCTAAAGTTTCTTGTTCATGTTCATGATTTCTTCTCCATGGCATTAATAAACAAGATGCATCTTTATATTTTAAAACTTTAGGTTCTTTTAATACTGTTACATTAGGAAGATATTTAAGACAATCAACAGATGATATTTCATTTGAATTCTTTCTCATTATATCATGATTACCAACAATGATATGAATATCTGGAAATACCTTTCCTAATTCTTCAAATATTCTGATTGCTAAATCCTGTGCTGCTAGATTTACACTTTGTCTGTTATCAAATACATCTCCTAAATGATAAAGAACATCACCTTCTTTATATTCCTTTTTAACTAATGGAATAAAGAATTTAAAAAAATAATCTTCAATAATCTGGAGCCACAAAACAGAATTTGATCTACAGCCTAAGTGCGAATCGGACACCATCCATATTCTCTTTGCCATATTAAAATAATTTTCTGATTTTTCTTTTTTCTAGGATATTGTATTTTTTATCTAATTCATTAATTAATTCATCCTTAAATTTATTTGACAATGAATTATAGAATTTATTTGGAAATACATCAAAGTAATCTGAAAGAACACTAAATAAATCTATTCTTGTATATGAAGAACCTGTTTTTTCTATAAGATAAAAGAATACCTTATTAATTTGTACTTTGTTTAGTTTTTTAATAACACCATCTGGGGTTGCTTCATTAAGATGTTCAAATTCACTACCTTTAATTAATGCATCAACACGTTCAAATAAAGAATCATAATGTTGCTTATCATCAGGATCCATTCCATCTAACCAAGATGCAGAAACTGTAAAGTTTATTTTACCTTGAGATAAATCTTGTTCACCGTATGTATTATTAAATATTTTATCTTTTTCAACATGGCCTGATTTTTTATCATCCTCACCTTTAGTTAAAACTTTTTTCTTTTTTCCCCACATATTGTTTTATTTTATTTTATTATGCTGATATATCATCAGTCTCAGTTAATCTCATATGTTCATAATCAATATCAAATCTACATCGAGATCCTTTACCTTGACCGTCTCTAATTTTTAAAACCTTTAACCAATATTCTCGCTCAGCGTGCATTACAGAATCCTGTATCAATGCATACATTACATCAGCGGTATGCGCAAGACCTGCAGATTCTGCAATATTTTCCATTCTTACTTCAGTTGCATCCCATGCACCACGATTAATTTGCGTTGCCGATATAACTAACATATCCCTTTTAACTGCTAATGCTCTAAGATCTTCTGCTATTTGTTTAATCTTCATATAAGTATTCTCAGTATTAGGATTTCTATAATTTGCAAGAATATTAATATAATCTACAACTAATACATTTACTTTATGATCTTGGTTTTCTTCTAAATCTTTTAAGTATGCTTCTATATCTGGTATAGTACCTTGTGATGTTGGATATTCTTTAACAAATAATTTTCCTGGTGGTAATAAACCTCGAGATACTTTTTCTAATCTTCTTTTCATGTAATCTCTATTACCTGAATTTTTATCATATTCACTCATTGGAATATGTAAAAGATTAGATCCTATTCTTTTTAATACTTTTTGAGCTGACATCTCTGCTGTAATGAAAACTACATTATGACCCATCCTTACAAAATTAGCTGCATCGTTTGCTAACCATATTGATTTACCAATATTTTGTTCTCCTGCATAAACAATTAATGATTTAGTATCATAACCTCCGCCGGATACTCTGTCAACAAAACTCCACCCTGTTTCTATTTTCTTTGATGTTCTCTGTACGTGAGATTCAGGATTAAAGAAATCTAAACCTACATCAGTATCAAAATTAATTGAACCATCAGTAGATATCATTCCTATTGCACGTTGTACTACATCCTCTACGTTTTCTGGAGAAACATCTTGAGTTTTTACATATTCAATTGTTCTTACTAATTGTTTATCAAAATGTTTCCACTTAACCCATGCTTCACCAGTTCTTTTTAACCAATCCTGATCATACTCCTTAATATTAATATCATAAACAGAATTTACAATATCACCAGAAATTTCATTAGGATCATCTTTAACTAAAGCATTCATCTGTTGTTTAGATGGGCTTTCACCAAACTTTAAATAAAAATCTTTTGATAATTTTGCAATTTGATCTAAATCTCTATTTGCAAAAAAACCATTACTTGTTCCCTTTAAGTAATGTGGTTTTGTTAAAAAATAGTTAAAGAAAATCTTTTCGTGGTCTATGCTTGATTTCATGTATTTTTATTTTTATATGCTAAAAAACATAATTAGTTTTATTCGTAAGGATTATAAATTACTTCATATGTAGTGTATGCAGAATTTTGTAATGAAATATTAACAATCTTATGTTTAAGTAAGGTAGTTAAAATAGTATTACATTGTTCTTTTGTAAGGCTCCATCTTTTTGCCATAGAGATATCTGTAAATTTAATCTCCTTTGCAACTTTAGCACAGTAATCACGTATTAGTTCAAAAATAACATCTTCGGCATCAGGGTATGAATGCAATGTGGTGTGATTTCCTAATACGTACTTTACCTTAAGCTTTGCCGTATTAAGAGTTTTCGGTAACATCGTCTACTGTTGTTTCAGTAATTATATCGGATAATTCCTCTTGCTCTAATTCATCACCATAAGTAAATTTTGCTGCTACTGTTGGTTCTAGTAATTTTAATACATCATCAGTTAAAACTTGAGGTGTATATAATTGATTAAGATCAACTGCATCATTTAAATGTTTTACACAAATTTTACGTGCGGTTGGTGACGGTTGAAAATATACAGTAATATCTTTACCTTCTTTTTTAAATTTATGGATTCTACATTCTGCTTTACCTGGATCTGGTAATTTACCAAATGCACCTTCAGTAATAAATCTACCTCTTTCGATACCACAGATATCCCAGCCAATGTATTCTTCTAAACCTACATAAGGATTCATACCTTTATTAAAAGATATATGAAACTTAATTGGTGTTGGTTTTGCAAAACGATTCTTATTTGGTTTAGCCGTTACAATAATTCCAGTCTGTTCGATACCTTCTTTAAGTTTTGCTTTACCTAAGAAAAGAATAATTGATGCTGCATATTCTGGACCAGTTCCACCTCCACCTACTTGTCTTGAAAATAGATCTTGTGTTTGGTATGTATGATTTGTGAATAAGAAAGGTATTTTACATATACCAAATTGAGTCATGATGATTCTAAATGTAGACTTAAGTAATTTAGCTCTTGTCATATCAGCTTTACTACTTCCTGTTTTTGCATCATCGATTTCTTTTTGAGTTGCAAGATTACCTGCAGAATCTAAGACTACCATAATTTTTGGTAATTTTATACCTTTTTTCTTTTGTTCGATTAATACATCAGTAATAGCAGTTACTGAACTTCTAAATTCCTGAACAGTATTACATGGTTCATATCGGAATGTTTTAGGATCAATTCCAAATTTTTCTACTAATGATTTATCTACAGCATTTTCAGAATCATAAAATACAATACTGTATCCTTGCTTTTGTGCTTGTTTGATTGCATTAAGAATAAGATAAGTTTTACCAGTACCTGATGGTCCTGCTAATGCAACTGCTCTGTTATTTGGATAACCACCAAATAAAGATCCAGTTAAACATGCATTAAGATGAAAATTCCCAGTTGGAATATAATGATCAATTTCTGAAATTGTTGATTTATCTAAAGTTTCTCCGTATTCGGATATCTTTGACATTTCCTTGTTTAAATCTGCGAATGAAAATTCTTTTGCCATATTAGTTTTTGTTTATTATTATATTGTTTTTTTGCTTTTTGTTTACTTAGAACAAGCTTGTAGTATAAATTAAGTTTCGATTAAATCCTTTAAATCCCATTGCTGTTACTACACGATTTATTGGATCTAATATTGTTTTTTCAAATTGTCTATCATGATCGATCTGTGGTGCAAACTCATAAGGATATTCTCCTGGAGCAAATGCAAATACCTCACATGATTTATCAGTTGAAAAATACATTTTACATTTTTCACCATTTCCTAAAGGTTGATATTTACCTTTAGATGTAGAATTATTTAATAAGTAATTATGATAACCTGCAGATCTTACGCCGATTGGACATCTTGATGCAAATTCAAAAGTTTCATAATCATTAACAATATACTTTTGATAATTATTTACTTTTCTTGAGAAACATATTTGATCTACATTTGCTAATTTAAATTGCCTTTTAATATCTTTAAGTAATGAGGCAAAATCTTTCATATCTAATTTTTCAACAGAAAAGATATATGTTAATAAATCTTTTAGTTTTTCTCTAGCAAATATTGGAGTTGACGATTGAATAATTTCAAATCCTTTAGAACTAATTTTAGATAGATCTTCATAATGAATATCTGGATCTTTCCATACAATATTTTGCATGTACTTTTTCTTTGCTAACCATATTGCATTTTTAGCAATACTTTCTAATTCAAAAGATAAAAAGTTTTCAGAATTATTATCGTCTGCATATCTTTGGAGAATCTTTTCTAAATAACCATTTACTCTAACTTTATATAACTTTAGAATAAATTCCTTATCATCTCCATCAAAACCTTCTGATTTTGCTATGACTTCATCAAACTTAACATAAACTGAATCTGTATCAATATAAATACCTACTGGGTTTTCTATTCTACCGGTTACAGTAATTCCCATTTCTTTATGAGCAGCAAGATCTTTATGCCAATATTGACTGAAGTATCTATTTAACAATTCCTCGGTATAAAGAATTGCATCTTTACCTTGTAATGTTATTGTTTCTGCAATGTCTATATTAAAGAAATAGAAATAAGGATTACCAAATGCACCATAGATAGAGTTAAGCATTAACTTAACAGCTTGTTCATAATTGTAAAACTTACTAGCTTCTTTGTTTATTTGTTGTAACTCAGTTAGTTCATTCATTATACTAAGTTCAGAAGTTCTAGTGAAATAACTGAATATTCTTCATCAATTACTAAATTACTCATTTCACCAAAGACAAGAACTGTTTTTGAAGTATCGAATAAACCTGTAACAGGATTAAAATATTCAACTGCAAATTGAACTAAAGATTGTTGATATGTAACAGTAGTTGCTATAAATTCTATAGTTTCTGTTCCGTTCTTGGTTATTACATTTGGCTTTAAGCCAGGTTTTGAGATAAATGTTGCCATGAGTTATAGTTTATTTTTATATAGCTAAAAAGATAAAAAGTTTAAGAAAAAAGGCGCCTCGATTAAGAAGCGCCTTTGTTTTAATTAAGGATGGTGTTGATTAATCCTCGTCAGTAATTGCAACAGCAACAGTTAAGTGAGTATTTGTATCTAAAGATCTAAACACAACTTTATTACTACAAACTACAACCTTATAATTTTCTTTATCTAAAAGATTAATATATTTTTTGTAGATTACAACTTTTTCTCCTACTGCGTTGTCTCCTTCGTATGAATGCGCTAAAGTAGCATCATATGATGGTCCTTGTACAGCAACACCTTTATCGGTTACAGCTAATGTAAATGTATCTTCATCTCTTTCTAGATTAAATAAAGATTTCATTTTATCAACATGAGTTGTAAGGAGGTCAAATTGAAATATACTTCCTTCAACACTAAATGCACGATCTGTTTCATCTTTACTCATTTCCATAAAAGATAAAGATGGATCTGCACATGCTAAATTGATCTTAAGATCAGAATTCTCAATAGTAAAATCACTTGCCATTAATTCTCCATCAATCTCAGAATATTTAATCTTTCCTTGAATATCACCATTGAAATGAGATAATGCATCTATAACTTTTGTACCATTGTAAAAACTTACCTTTACTGAATCTGTAATATCTGTATCAAAAATATCAGATGTTGGTGTTGATACAAGTTTTACTGCGTCCCTCTCAGGAAAGTATACAGATGAAACCGTTCCTTCTTGACCAATCTTCATAAATATGAATTTATCAATTGGTAAGAGTTTTTTGACGAAGGTACTTAATTCGTAACCATCGATCTTTTTAATTTTTGCTTCCATTAATTTTTGTATTTGTTTATTATTATATGTAAAAATTTAATTTAGTTTTAAAAAGTACCATTAACTTTATACTTTTTCTTTGGTGTTGCGCCAAGTTCTTCAGTTACTAATATTTTATGAGTGGTATTATCTTGCTTCATGAATTTAAAGTTTGTCATTTTAGCATTACCTTCACAAAACTTCTTAACCTCAACCGCCATATCCATTGCAGTAGTTGCTGGTACGTTTTGAGCAATATGATTAACTTGCCTTGCATTTTTAATACCAAAGTCTAATGGTAATCCCATAAGATGTAACATTTCTCTAATATTTAAGTACCTATTTTCTGTTGGGTGTACACCATTAAACATATTTCTACCAATAAGAGCTGAAAAACTTTCATCAAAGAAGTGTGGAGATGCATCCCAATAACCCATCCCTTGGCCTGTTTTAAATTTTTGATGTTCTAACATATCACCAAAAGATTTTGTTGATTTTTTATTAGAAAAACCTTGCTTATGATATTTCTTATCTAACCACTGTATGCATTCATCCAATAATTCATTCTTTTCTAAATATTGCGCAATTGTACCTTTACCAAATTTCTTAGCAAAGTCAGCATGATTTAATCCTTCTTTTTCTAAAACAAATTCATAAGGTTTATAATGATCGGTTACTTTACCTTCAACCATAAACATATCTTGTAAGGTTGCATCTTCTGGTACTTCAGCAAGATAATCTATAAGATGTTTCTTTTCTCTAAACTTCCATCCTAGCATAGGTACTGTTGGGGTATTCCAAAAGAAATAAAATGTTCTTATTCTTCTTTGTGGTATTCCATGCAATTCCGTATTAGTTTTAATTAAAGAAAAACTATAACCATATTTTTCACCGATGGCTTTAAGATTATTAACTACACCTTCTCCCATTTTAGTAAAAAGCCCTGGAGCATTTTCTCCCCACAATACTTTAGGTTTAACATTCTCTAAAACATATTCTGCTGAATTATACATCCATTGATTTTGAACTGCATCAGATCCTCTAGATGATGCACTACCACTAGCAGAATTTAATTGTGATAAACCTGCACAAGGGCAAACAGAATTTACAAAATCTACTTGTTCAAATGTTTTATTAGGAATATCTAATTCTTCATGGTCTATTCTATACATAGGTACATCAGGCCAATAATCTTCTATATGGCTTTCGTTAGCAGCAAAAGCTTCATAGCTTAAATGAAATGCTGGTAAATTACCTGTTGCTTTATTACAACCTATTGCACTACCTCCAATTAATGGAATCATAGTACCCCATTTTAATTCTTCTTTTTCTTTATTCATTAGTTTTATATTTTTACTTTTTCAATTTCTAAATCTTCCATAAAGGTAGACGGATTAATATTACCTTCTTTTACTTCATTTTCTAAATACGTTATAGTTTCTTTTATTGTATCTGTTATATCTTTCTTAGGCTCCCATCCCATTGATTTTGCTTTAGAAATATCTCCATAAGAATTTAATGCTTCTCCTGCAATTGCATCATAATGATCAAAATCAACCTTTACTCCCATTTCATCTGCAATCATATTTTTAAGATCCATTAAATTAGTCATTTTACCAGTTCCTAAGTTAAATGTTTGATTAGCAGTATTCTCATTTTCCATACATAAGATATGGAATGCATTAACATCCGATACATCAATATAATCTCTAGCTTTCATATAATCTCCAAATACAATAGGATTATGCTTACCCATTATTCTTAAAATAAATCCAGCAAATACTGGTGGTATAGTTCTTTCATAATCTTGTAATGGTCCTGCTACATTAAAATATCTAAGTGCAGTATAATTTAATCCTTTTGTTCTACTATAAGATTCTGCTAAAAGTGCTAAGCATGCTTTGGTTGTAGAATATATTGTTGTTGGGTCTGATTGATTTTCATTAAAACCACCCCATGTTGGCATTTCACAATTTTCATAAACAGCAGAAGTTTCACTAAAAATAATTCTTTTTACATTTGCCTTAACACAACCATTCATTATATTTATGCTTCCTAAAATATTATTATCTACAGCTTCATAAACATTTTCATGGCAATCATATATTGATACCAGGCCTGCAAAATGATAAACATAATCAGGTGCAAAGTTTTTAATAATAGTTTCTACATATTGATTTCTGATATCAACTTTATGAAAATTTGTTATTTTATCATGTACCTTAGGTATATATGTTCCATGCTCCATATTATCAATAATAGCAATACAGTCAGCATCATGGCCTCGATTTAATAAATCATTGATGAAATTTGTTCCAACAAACCCAGCACCACCGGTGACTAGGATTTTTGTGTTTGAATTATACATAGTTTTATTTTAGTTTGTTATTTTATTATAAGCTCCCCATATTTGATTATCAACATGTTCTCCTGTGTAATATGAATTTCTTAAATATTTTTCTTGGAGATTATAAAATAGTTTTTTATAATGATCTGGGTTAGCATTTAAAAATTCTACTTTCTTTTTTAAATCAGCTGGAGTTTTACATCTAATGAAATGCCCTTCAGGGAATACATTAAATTCAGTATCGTAAGATGGATGTAAGAATGGTATAATACCATAGTGTAGCATTTCAGCATATTTAGAAGTTACCATTCCTTCTTTAATGGGTACACAGAATGTATACTTAGTAGAAAGTAATTCATCAGTCATTGATTCAATTCTCTTTTCTCCTTTAAACCATTGTGGGTATTCTTTTTTTAGTTCCTCATCCCATTTTCCATAAATGTCAGTCTTTATACCATTCTTTACAATATAATCTTTAACAGGATCCCATCGGTCCATTCCACCAGTTCCTTTACCTTGATTTTGTAACATTACAAATGAATTAGTCTTTTTCATTTTAAATAACTCATCAGTATTATATCTAGTTTTATCTAAAAGAAATACAGTTTCTATTCCAGAATATTCATATGTTGATGTGATAGTTTTAACATCTCTTAATGGTGGATTACAAAAATACTGTTCTTCTTTTGTAAAGTTATTTTGTGCTAAGTAATATGTTGGTCTGTTGTTATTACTCCAATCTTTACAGGCTAATACATATCGGTTATCTACAAGTAAACCAACAATTGGAACTTTCTTTTCCAATTCATTCATTGCTTGGATTATTGGAGCTGCATAATATTTAAAAAAGTCTAAAGATTTAACTTGGCCTGTCCCATCTACTTTATTAATAAATCCTGGAATGTTAACAGTACTTGATGGTCCTGTGTAAAAGAAAATAAAATCTAAATCTAATTCTTTAATAAACTTTACAGTTTCATCAGCAGATTTTCTATTCTCCATTTTAGAATGAAATTCATGGATGTTTTCTGCTGCTGCTAATTTAGCTTTTACTGGATCTCCAAATAATGATTGAACTGCTGGTTTTTCTTTTGCTCTAACTCTACCTAAATCATTAGGACTTAATAACCAATATTCAATATTAGGATTCCTTGCTGCTATTGAATTTATTAATTGCTTAGGTTCACAATCACCGCCGATTGCACCCCAACTGTTTTCATTAAACTTAATTGCTTTACCAAGTTTGAAAAAACCTACTCTTTTAACATTTTTCATTTAACACGTTTTAATTAATTCTTCTATTACTTCTTTATCATTTTCATATGTTAAATCATACCAACATATATTAAGTTCTTCGAATTTTAAATTATCCATTGAATTAATCAGATGAGTAATTTCATATTCATTTCTGTTTGACATTTTAATACTGTCAAGATTATTAAATGCTTCTTTTGAAAATATCATATAGCCACAGAAGTATCTTCCTGAAACAATTCCATGTGGTTTTTCTATAACAACATTTTCTAATATAGAAGCTAATTGTAAATTTCTTGCACGAGTTCCATAATCTTTATAAGTAACAACTGTATTATTTGGATCATGATATTCTAATCCTATATTTCCTTGATAATAGTTATCACCAAACAAACATAAGAATGCTTCATTAAATTTACCTGACCAAACCTTTATAGCTGCACCTGGTCCATATTCATCATCCTTTTGAAATTCATAAAATATATTAATTTCTTTTTTATACTTATTTAATTTTTCAATAATAGGGTGAGCTAGCTTTTCATTGTTCTTAAAAAAGAAATCAGCTTTACTAATTGTTACATAACAATCTTCTATTCCATTTTCAATACAAAACTCAATACAATATTCTATTGTTGATTTTCCTAAGATAGGGTCTACTAATTTATTTTTACCGTACCTAGTTGATTTACCTGCTGCTAATATTATTGCTTTTGTTACTCTACTCATTTTGTATATTTTATTTCCAATTCATCAAATAATTCATGCCCCTTTTTAAGAAAGGTTCCTGCTAATTCATATCTTTCATTTAATTCAAAGAAAGGTACTGCTCCTAATAAATGAACAGCTAAAAAGAATTTTAATTGATATTCATCACACCATTCATACATTATCTTTTCTGCACCTTTACAGAAAGTACTATATTTTTTATTAGGGTTATTGTATATATGGGATTCATACTCCATAACAAAAGATTGCATAAGTTTACCATAATCATAATAATCTTGTTCTTCTGTACCTCTTGGATCAATAAACAAAAAATCATTATCATGCAAAATATTACTTACTGTTAAATCACCATGTACAAAACCCCATGCAGACGTAGCATCAAACTTACCTTCATAAGTATAACCAGTCCTTAGTTGTAATTTATCAAAATAAGATTGAGTTTTAACATTTGATCCTATATTATCAAATTTTCCAATAATTGATATTAAATCTTCTAATTGATCAAATGATGATGTTAAGGGTTGTTCTAATATTTTATCATACCAAGTTGGAAATCTCTTCATTTCAAAACTGGTTTCTGATAATGGTTTAATTTCAATAAAATTAGGATGATCACAGCACATTAAGAAATCCATTTGTTGTTTAAACTTTTCTGGATAATGTCCTGCTTCCTTTATAACTTTATTACCTTGGAGAAATACCTTATCTCCACTATTTCCTATTAAAATTTTACTATTATACATTTTATTCCTAGTTTACGTGCAAAGGTTAAATCAACATCAGAATCTCCTACCATTAAGAAATCTGAAGAATCATATTGTGGAAACTTTTCCATTATTAAATGCCCCATATCTGGTGCAGGTTTTTTATTCGGTACATCTTCTCTAGTATATATGTAGTCAAATAAAGAAGGATCTATTTGATGATAACTCATAATTCTATCTACATTTTCTCTAGATGAATTAGATGCTATTACTAAATTTTTAAATACTTTGCTCTTACACATATACAAAAGTAGTTCATTTATCTTTGTTTTATGTAAGTTTTTTGAAAATATTTGTTTTTTGTATTTTTGTGCTAATTTACTTTCCTTAGGAGTTAATTGATATTTTTCTAATAGAACATCCATTCCATAATTAATATCAGCAAGAATAGCCGATAATGGTATTTCTATATTTAGAACTTTCTCTAATGCCTTTCTCCATGAATCAGCATGAATTTCTATAGTTTTAACTAGAGTATCATCAAAGTCTAACATTAAACACTTTTCCATATAAATTGCGATTTATTATTATATGTAAAAATAAACAAATGTTTTAAGAGTGCTAGAGATATTTTTTAAGACAAAAAAAAGACCACCAATTAAGGTAGCCTTTTTTATTTGTTAATAAAGTAATTTATATGTTATAGACTGTTCTTAGTCTCTTGTACATGTAATCTTACTTCTTGTGCTAGATTTTTAACATCTTGCATAGTTTTACGAATTCTTACTGCAGCAGCTTTATTTCCTTTTACATAAAACTTATCTACATCTTCAGTACACGCTTCGATTAACGCTTTAATCTCTTCAAATTTTTCCATAATTGTTTGTTTTAATTGTTATTAGTTATTTAATCTATATATTCACCACTAGAACTTACCTTCACGATTTCTGTAAAAGCTTGTTGTTTTAGGAATGTACATATAATTTTTATTCTTGTCACGAACATTATTCATAACTCTTTTAAACATGTCCCAATCTGCTGGTAAAACTCCACCTGATCCAGTTGGAGCACCTTTTAATTTAGGAGCAGTGTTTTTCTGTTGGTCTGGATTTCTATATGTTAAGTCTCCAGTTATACTTGGTCTCCATGAAACAGCTGAATGAGAAGTATCATTAGGACCATAACCTTTATTGTTTAATTTTAATTCATAATCTTTTTGAGGCTGCATAAATATTTTCTTGTCTGTATTTCTAGCAGTTACCTTCTTTTTACTTCTTGTAAATACAAAACCTAAATCAGGAAATTGAGAATATGCTTTAGCTATTAGCTCTAAGTGATTAGGGGCCCATTTATCATCATGATCTATTCTAACGATATAATCACAACCATCTTTCTTAGCCATGCTCAGTGAGTCATTAAGTGCACCACAGCCTGCTGTAAAGCGGATCTGTTTAGTAGACCAGTTTTTATTATCTCTTTCACCAGGAGTTGATCTATTTTTATATTGTATTTGATTATCAGGAATAGTATCTTTAATTACTGATTTAATCTCTTCATCATTATCATACTTATCAGCAGTTAAGTAAATTTTCCAATTTTTAAACTTTTGAGCTTTAACTGAATTAAGAGCTTCTTTTAATACACCAGGAGTAGTCATATGCTGAGCTCTAGTTTTATTTGCTCTACCACCAGTCATATCATGGGTAGCCATTACTATTCCAAATTTAATGTCTTTATCAATCTTTGAGCCTAGATTCTTTTCTAGTAGTATCTGAAAGTTATCAGAACCTATAAAAGATTCTAATAAACTATATTCTTCAAATGTTATCATTTCTTAAAAAATGTTTTTATTGACTTTATTATTCTTTTCATATCTTTATTTGTTAGATCTGAACCTGACGGTAAACATATACCTTGTAAGAATAATAAAGAACTATTTCCATTTATATATTTTGTATAACCTTTCATAACTGGTTGCTCGTGCATTGGCTTCCATAATCTTCTAGCTTCTATATTATCTTCTGCTAAATGTTTTATTAAATCTTCAGGTTTATCTTCACCTTTCATTAGTGCACAAGTTAACCACATGTTAGATCTATCAGTTTCTCTCTCTTCTTGGAAAGAATAAAATAAATTACCTACTTCTTTTCTATAAATTTGATTAACTTCTCTTGTTCTTTTTATTCTATCTTCTATAGCTTCCATTTGACCTACGCCAATTGCAGCAAGAACATTACTCATTCTATAATTATATCCTATTTCAGTATGATGATAAAAAGGTTTACTATCTTTAGCCTGTGTTGAAAGAAATTTCATATAATCGGCATGCTTCTTGTCATTAGTTACAACAACCCCACCACCGGAAGTAGATAGTAACTTATTTCCATTAAAAGAATAAACACCAATAGGACCAAAGGTTCCTGTGTGCTTATCATTAAAAGTAGATCCCAGGCTCTCAGCAGCATCTTCAATAATAGGTATGTCATATTCATCTGATAATTTTTTAATTGCATCCATATTACAAGGTACTCCAAATATATGGACTGGTATAATTGCTTTTGGTTTTTTACCTAGAGCCGTAGAATTAAGGATTGCTTTTTCTAATAAGATAGGATCCATGTTCCAACTACCTTCTTCTGAATCAATAAAAATAGGTTCTGCTCCACAGTATATAATTGGACTAACAGTAGCAACAAATGTTAATGATTGACATATAACATAATCACCAGGTTCTACTTTTAATGCCTTAAGTGCTAAATGAATTCCTGCTGTACACGAAGTAACAGCTACAGCATATTTAGAATTTGTATATTCTTTAACTTTTTCTTCAAACATATTCAGATGAGGTCCTATTGGAGCTATCCAATTATCTTTAAACACATCCTTAATATATTCTAATTCTTTTCCTGACATATGAGGAGGTGATAAATAAATCTTTTTCATATTATTTAATTTTAGCTGGGTTTCCGTATGCAGTAATGTTATCAGGCATGTCTTTAGTTACAACTGAACCTGCACCTATCATACAATTTTTTCCAATTTTAATATAAGGTAACACTGTAGCACCTGCACCAATAAAAGTTCCTTCACCTATTTTAACACCACCACACAAAGTAGCGTTAGGACCAATAAAAGAATACTTACCTAATATACAATCATGATCAATTGAAGCAGCTGTATTAATTATAGAATGACTACCTATAATAGTATCCATTTGAATAACTGCGCCTGCCATAATTTGAGTACCTTCTCCTATAATAGATGAAGAATTACATATAGAATTACTAGATATAGTACTAATGAATCGCTTACCCTTTAAAACCTTTTCTGCTATTTTTTTTCTGCTTTTATTATTACCTATTGCAATTACCCACAAACCTTTTTTTGCTTTATTATAATCATCATCATTAAAAAATTCATACTGCTGTAATCTAATGGCAGAAGAAACTACTTTTGCATGATCGCCTTTTCCGTAAATATTAATCATTTTTATTTTTATTAAATTCAAATAAACCAGCTTCCCATAATATGTCACCAAAACTTAAATGATTAAATGATTCTTTAAAGTTATAATTAATAGAATCTTTTAAAGAATTATAATGATTTGCATTTAATAGGCCATTTGTTAATATATGATATAACTCATCAGCTGTTTTAAAGAAAATCATTCCTTTTGTATCAAAAGTTTTCCATTGCATGGTATCACGCTGGCCCCAAATAATAGGTATAGTACCAGTTAACATACAATCTAAATGTTTTTCAGTTAAAAAATAAGGAAATTCATTTTCTACCACAATTTCATATCTATAATCTTTTAAACCATCAACCTTACTAACTGGATTGTTCCAATCAACAGTATGTTTAAGTTTAGATTGAATATGATCTCTGGTAGTGTGTCTTAATGCATGACCTTCCATACCAAAGTTCTTTTGAGACCATATAGCCGTTACGTTTTTTGATTTTGGATAAATCTGCCTATCATTGCTATCAATAAATGTACGAGATCCTGCTATATAATATCTATATTTTTCTGGATATTTACCAGTACCTTTCCATGCAGGGTAATGAACAAATATTAAATCAAAAAGATCTTCATTAGCTGCAATCCAATCAGTAAGAGCTATGTTAAAGGTATAAGGTTCCATTTGAACCATTACCTTATATTTATGTTTAGAATTTTTAACCATTGTTTCTAAATTATCTAAAGAACCGTCATAATCAACAAAAATACCAATATCAGTAGGATCGTTTGTATATTCAATATATTTACTTGCAGTTGATGGATGCTGGCCTGCTCTTTCCTCTGGTCCAAAATTCCACTTGTCCCAATATAAATTAACTTTTGTTTTTTCTGATAGCATAATATCTTTAAATTTGTTTTTAATATGATTATGAACATTTGTCCCTGTAGGGTTAGCATGTCTTAAAATTACTTGTCTTGGTGGGATAATCCCGTTCACAACCTTCGTGTTTTCTCTAGACGGTACATCATAATAAATACCAGCATTAAGATGTACACCATCAAGGGAATACCAATCCCAGTTAGCAACATCATTAACTTTTGGTATATCATAATATAATGTTTTAAAAATAATACCAGTTTGAGAACATACTTGTTTTAAATAATCATTAAAAAAACAAGTTATTTTATTTCTTTCATTTACTGTTTTAAAACTTTCTCTTCGTTCTAATCCTTGAGGGCCTTCATCTGGTCCTGATGTAATAGGACCCCATACTCCTACATTATAACCTAATTTTTTTATATGAATAACAGTTTGTAAATATCTATTTACGCAAATCTCTACTGCTTCTTTATATGTAATATTATTTTTTTCTGATTGAAATCCTATATGAGATCTAATATCAATTTCACCTGGGGTAAAGAAAATATAATCATTTTTCTTATTAATATTATTATTATCTAAATAATTAACTATTTCTGGTAATTGTTTAGTAAAATTAAAGGCAAGAATTGCACCTAAATGTTTTACCTTAAACGTGTCACCAAAATCAATATGACTAAAGCATTCTGCATGACTATCACCTATAATATGTATTGTACTATTTTTCATTATTTTCTCTTTTAAATTCAGGAACAATACTTTTAACTAATAAGATAATTTTATAGAAATCATTTGACCTTAATTTTGATAATTTTTCTATTTTAGGAATTATACTTTTAAAGTCATAATCTTTATGATTTAATTTCATAATATGCTTATCATTAGTAATTACCATATTTTCACCATCACATAATAATTCTTCATATAATTTTTCACCAGGCCTTAAACCAATATATTTAATTTCTGCTTTACTCTTAAAGTGTTTAATTAAATTTTTTGCTAAATCATTAATAGAAACAGGTTCTCCCATATCAAACAAAAATACCTCACCACCATTACCTAATACACTGGCTTGTAATACTAATTGGCATGCTTCTGGTATAGTCATAAAATATCTAATAACTTCTTTATGAGTTACACTAACAGGACCGCCTCCTTTTATTTGTTTTATAAATGTTGGAATTACAGAACCTTCAGATCCTAAGACATTACCAAATCTTGTAACTATAAATGATGTTGATGATTTAGTTTCTAAAAATTGAGTATATAATTCTGCTATTCTTTTAGTTGCACCCATTATGTTTGTAGGATTAACTGCTTTATCAGTTGATACCATTACAAATTTATCCACTTCATTCATAAAAGAAATATCAGCAACATTTTTTGTACCTAATACATTTGTTTTAATTGCTTCTATTGGATTTAATTCCATCATAGGAACATGTTTATATGCAGCTGCATGAAATACCACTTCTGGTTTAAAACTTTCAAATACTTCCTCTAATCTATACTTATCTCTTACATCCCCTATAACATATTTAATATGAGACTTAGGATAATCTTTACTAATTTCTTGTTCTAAGTGAAACATTGATGCTTCTGCATTATCAAAGACAGTTACAGATGATGCATTAAATTTAACAAGCTGTCTTACTATTTCACTACCTATAGACCCAGCACCACCTGTAACCATAATACGTTTACCATTAACAAAATCCTTAATAGTTTCAGTATCTGTAAAAATAGGTTTACGATTTAGTAGCTTAGTATAGTCTAGATTCATATAATATTTATTTGAGTCACTAACCAATCTAATTCTACCTGACTATCTGAATCAGAAATTGCATTATCAGGATTAGGATGAGTTTCAATGAATACACCATCATATTCAAAAATCCTAGCAGCTTGTGCGTATTGTTTTGCTAATTTACGACTACCACCTGTTATACCATCACCTGTTATTTGAGTTGAATGAGTACAATCTAAAATAACTTTATCTGCAAATTCTTTCATTACATCAACTCCTCTAAAATCTACAATTAATCTATCATAACCAAATTGAGAACCTCTTTCAGTTATCCATACTTTACAATTAGGATCTACTTCTTTAATTTTATTAACAGCATGTTTCATACTCTCAGCTGAAAGCCATTGACCTTTCTTAATATTAATTACATCAAAGTGCCTTGCGCATTCTACTAAAAGATCAGTTTGCCTACATAAGAATGCTGGTATTTGGATAACATCAACGACATCAGATAATGGTAATGCTTGATTTACTTCATGTATATCAGTAACAATCTTTACATTAGGATACAGTCTTTTTACTGTTTGCATTATCCTAATACCTTCATCTAAACCAGGACCTCTATCAGAATGTATAGAAGTCCTATTTGCTTTATCAAAAGATCCTTTTAAATACCAATCTTTACCTCCCATATAACCGTCGAGCGTTTTAGCCACAGTTAAAAAGTTTTCTAGGTTCTCAATACTACAAGGACCTAGTATATATGTATAGTTTTCCATAACTTATTTTATCCGTCACAGCTAATACAATCCTCCATTGCCTTTGCAGCAATATCTCCTCTTAGTACAGATTCAGTTCTCATATAATATAAAGTTTTAATACCTTGCTTCCATGCCTCTAAGTGGACTTGGTTAATCCATTTAGGAGTAGCTTCTTTAGGAAATGCTAAATTTAAACTTACTGCTTGATCAACATATTGTTGTCTTACACCTGCCTGTTTAACTAATTCCAATTGATTTATTTCTTTAAAGGTTTTAAATACATCTTTAAAAGGAACGCCTTCGTGAAATTCTGGTACATCTTTACATTTCATTAAGATACCTTTTACAAAACACCATTCATCTAAGAATTTAATTCCTTGAACAGAACCACCATCAGCCATTATCTTATCCCATACCTTTTTATTATCATGTCCTATTTTATCAAGATAACCTTCTAATTGTTTATTCTTTCTAATAAAGGTACCCTTTGCTGATTGATCGGTCCATATATTTGCAGGAACTGGTTCAATACCAGCAGATATTCCACCTGCTAATTTTGAATTAGAAACGGTTGGAGCAACTGCTCTTAAGTGAGTATTTCTAAATCCAGTATCTCTACACCATAAAGGTTCTCCGTATGCCTCAGCAAGATCGCGGCTAGCCTTTTCACTTTCAATTTTGATTTGAGAAAATATATTACGAGTTTCATACTGTGCTTCTAACCCCTCAAAAGCGATTCCTCGCTGCTGTAAATAAGTATGCCATCCTAATACACCTAAACCTAATGCTCTACCTTTTTCTGCTGTTCTTACTGAATTTTCAAAACCTTTTCTATATTTAGCTTTTTGTATAAATTCCTCAAGTACACCATCTAAAAACCATGTAGCATCATAAATAAGATTAGTATTTTTCCATTCATCATATCTAGAAAGATTAAGAGAACTTAAACAACAAACAAAAGAATGATTTTCATCTGTATGTAAAACAATCTCAGAACAAATATTAGTCATAAATACTTTAAGACCATTTTTCTTATATGCATCAGGGTTTTGTTTATTAACATTTCCTCTATACATTATATAAGGTTGGCCAGTTTGCCTACGTTTTCTTTGTACTGCTGCATATCTTTTTCTAGACTCAGGATCACCCTCCATTACATTCCTCATAAACTTATCAGAAATACTAACACATTGATTTATATTTAAACATTGTCTGTTAACATCACCTTTAGGTTCTCTTATTTCTAACCATTCCCAAAAATCACCATGCTCAATACTTAAATTAGTACTTGCTGCTCCTCTTCTTACTGCACCTTGGTTAGTTGCAAGAATTGTAGAATCGTTCATTTTTATAAAAGGTACTACACCATCACTCGTTCCATTATCAGTTATACTAGCACCTGCTGGTCTAATTTGATTATGACCGATTCCTACACCACCTCCATGTTTTGCTAATAACATTAACTCTAAGTTCTTACCACCGATATCTTGGATTGAATCTGCTACATCTACACCAAAACATGAAATAGGTAAACCTCTTTCGGATCCTGTATTAGATAAAACAGGTGAAGCTAAATTTAACCACCCATTCCAAATGTATTTCATAAACTTATCAGCCATCTCTGGTTTCTTAAGCCTATTTGCTACTGTTGTTGATACTCGCCAATATGCGTCCTTTGGAGTTTCTCCTGGTAAACAATACCCTCTTGATATTGTATTTAGGTAAACATCAGTATGACCCCATTCTGGATAATCAACACCACGTTCCCAACCTAATTCTTTTTCTATTTGATCTGCTGTCATTGTTTTTGTTTTTTAATTATTACCAGATATCATCCCAATCATCACCTTCACCTGCTTTTGCATAATCAGTTGGTCTGATTGCAAAAAAGTCAGTATGAGTATGCCCTCCTGTTAAATGATAAAACCAATCTAAAGCATCAGCTGATTTTTCATCATATTCAAATACTGGATCTAATCCTAGTTCTTGTAATTTTTCGTTTGTTCTTCTGTAAATAAAATTCTTTAAATCATAAGCTTTTAAATTCTCAATATCACCCATTTCAAAAATCTTATCGATATAATCATGTTCCATGTCTACCATTAACTTTGCAGCTTCATAAATAGATTCTTTAACATCGTCTCTTAATTCTTTATCCTCAGAGCACATATGATTAAATAACCTACAGCCCATTTTAGAATGTAATGATTCATCTCTTACAGACCATTTCATTTGTTGTCCGATTCCTTTTAAAAGATTTCTCATTTGAAAACTATATAGAACAGCAAAAGAACTATACAGAGATACACCTTCAGCAAATGCAGAGAATATTGCAAGACTTCTTGCTACTTCTTTTCTTGCATCTTTACTTTTTAATAAATCCTTATCAGTATAATCAGCATTTGTTGACATTAAGAAGTCAAATTTACCAGCCATAGAAGGTTCATGTAAAAATGCAGTATAATCTTCAAGACCTAATGTTTCATTTAAATAACTATATGCAACTGCATGTATAGTTTCTTGTGAACCAAACATCATTGCCATTTGTCTTATTTCATGTTTAGGAAACCATTTAGTAACCATCCCAGTCCAATAATCAGATACTGCACATTCAGTTTGAGCAAATCCTAAAAGGATATTTCCTACTAAGTTTTTTTCATGTGGTTTAATATTTTCATTCCAATCTTTTAAATCACCTTGCATGGATATTTCTGTATGTAACCAAAATGCTTGTGCTTGTGGTAACCAGCCATCCAAATAATATTCTGGATATTCAAAAGGTTTGTATTCAACTCGGTTGGTAAAAAGTTTGCTCATAGTTTTTATTATTATTTTAGACTAAACATGCAACTCATAGAGAAATGGTTGCATGCCTTAAATTATTATTGTTTTTTATTTATTCTAGTTAAGACATTAGATTTTAAACTTTATCGGTATTTTTTAACTCTTGTTCTAAATCATATGCTTTTTGTTGTAACCTAAACGATTCTTTCTTATATTCTTTTCTTTGACTATATAATCTACTTAATACATCTTTCAGTATGGATCTCTCTGTACTATAAACAGCACCTGTCACAGATACAATTCTATCATCACCTATTTCCTTTTCTCTATTTTCTGGTTTTACTTTTTTAATAAAACTTTCTGGTGATACATTTAATTGTCTCATAATGGAAGGGTATAGAGAAGCAAAATCAAATGCAGCTACAGCATTATGCATTCCTGTTTTTGGTTCTTTTACAAAGGCTCCTTCAAAACCTTCTCTTTTTGCAGGTCTTGCCTTTGGATCTTTTGCCATTACTAAATCTCTAGTTAAAAATTCTTTAGCTAATAGTGCTTCTGTAATTGCAACTGGTGATGCAGCTTTAAATATACTTATTTCAGTCATATGAGCAATTGTTAAAGCAATTTCCATTGTCTTAATCTTTTCATGAATTAAATAAACTAAAGCAGTATCTACAACATTATAAAATATGTACTTAGGATAATCCTTTTCAAACATATCTTGTATAGTACCTTCATATTTAATTTTACGAATTCCTACAACTGCTTCACCTACAGTATCTAATTTTAAATCTTCTTTAATATCAACCGTCCTATCCCATTTTGCATAAATATCTAAATAATCCATTACACCTACATGACATGGAAATTCATGCTTTCCGAATGTTCTACCAATAGGTGATGATATAGAAGGATCAATACCTAATTTTTTACATCTATTAATAATATATTGCCAATCAAATTGAATATAATTCCAACCTGTCATCATTGAGAATTTTTTAACAAAAGTATCTAAGAAAGTATACAACATGTCATACTCATTATCAAAGCATTTAAAGATAAATGAAAATTCTTCACCTATTGCTTTAAAATGTTCATCAATTTGTTTTTGTATTTTTAATTGTATTTTCTTTTCTAAATTTTTAGTAGCTAAAACAATACATTGTTTTTCTGGAGTTACAATACAGATTGCAGTTACGGGATTTGGTGCTTTACTTGGCTCTGGGAACGAATCAGTTACTTCTACTTCAATATCAACAAAGAATGTTCTTGGAAAGTTATAACCAAATATTAATTCTCTATCTGAAAAAGATAATTGTTCCATGTATTCTAGAACTCTATACTTATTTAGCCATCTAGATTTTACTTTTTTAACAGGACGACCATCCCAGTTTTTAATTTTAGAATCTGCCTTAGTATCACGATCATCGCATACTTCCCAGTTAAACATATCTTCTGGTTGAAGATCATAAGTTTTAAATCTAGTTTTTCCGTCGAGATTAAAATAAGATACCCATAATTGGCGATCTTCTTGAGTTATGTCTAATAGCATATTTTATTTTTTATATGTAAATATTAATAGTTGTTTTTTTGACGATCCCAGTTTTCTTCATTCTTTGAAAGGTAATAATTATAGAATTCTTTAGGGGTAACACCGATTGCTAAACCTGCATTAAATACAAAATGCATTACATCAATGAATTCCATTTTTAATTCTTTTAAATCACCTGGGGTTAAATCTGATAATTTTGTTTTTCTAATCTCAGGATTTTTAGATTTCCAAGGTTTCCATGCAGCATTACCAACACCGTCTTCAATCCCTCCTACTGCGTCCATCATCTCATGTAATTCATCAATGATAGCATGATTATTAACCATTAAGAAATCTATAAGATCTCCTATATTAAATTCTTTAAAATGTTTCTTGCCTTGTTTCTCAAAATACATGTTTTGAGTATTCTCTTGTAGTAAATAAAGATCATTCAATGAATTACCTTTTTCTTCATAACCATTTTCACTGTAATAATCTTTTACCTTTAGATCTTTACATTTGTTATCAGTATTTGCCATATAAGTTTTTATTTATTTTTATATAGCTAAAAAGCTTTTTTGTTTTACTTTTTAATTAGGTTGTTTTCAATCATTTTTAAATAACTGTCATACCATTTTGGATCAAACCAAAATCTTCTTCCGTTTTTATCCTTGCACCATGCCATAGCTGGATTATGATAGCATTTTATAAACTTTTCAATTTTTTCTTTGTCAGTCTTAAATGGGTTTTCCCAATCCTTTAATTGCCCACCACCTAATGCATATGCCTTTCTTGGAATCTCAGTACATAGATCTATTAGCTCAGGACAGTTTTCAATAACTTCTCTTGCATTCATAAAAGGATTAACTTGAGGAAGTCTATATAATATCTCAGCTCTAAGATAATTACCTATACCATTAAAATATTGTTGATTCATTAAAATTTCATGAATAGGGCGATTAAATGCTCTTTTATCTAAGTGTTTATAAATATTGTATTTAAAATCATCAACCTCTGTAGTAGGATCCGGTCCTCTGTTAGCGCTCCACGTTTCACCTGCTTTCCATTTACCAAATCTTCTAACATCTACAAAAGATAATGTAGTACCATCTGATCTATAAAATTTTAAATGAGCATGTTTAGATTCTTGGCCAGTATTAGTTAATTCAAAATGACCGCTCATTCCCATAGACATTCTAAGAGGTGTTATTTTATTATTTTCATTAATATAAACAATTAATTCCTTTCCTCTACTTTGAGCAGATAAAGAAAAATAATCTTTAGGATTTTCTGGTGTAATACAATGAGTACCTTTATGTGCAGTATTTTTTACAATGCCACAATACTTTATAGAAGGTCCTTCTACATCTTTGCTATATTGATTAATATAATCTGCTGTTAATCTAAGTTCTGCTAATTCTGGCATATTATCCTTTCATTATTTTAATTGCATTACGAATAGTTCCGTTTACTGATTGAACTGTAATTTTTAATTGTTTTGCAATTTCAATGGTTTTCATTTCATTACAATCAATACCAAATTTCATTTTAATAATTTCTTGTTGTCTTGGTTTAAGTTTACCCATTAAGTTTTCTATCTTATGTTTTAAATGAGATTCTTCATGTATAGTTTCAATTTCAGATTCATAAGTACCTTGATATGTTGCATCTAAAACAGATACTTTAGGTCCTATATCAGGTAGATGTGTTTTATGAGCAGGTATTCTAATTGTTCTACTTTTATTATTTAATGCTTGTCTGATTGTTGCTTTAATCCATAATGCAGCATATGAAGAAAACTTAGTTTCTAATTTAGGATTAAATTTATCTCTTGCTTTACATAATCCGATTGTACCTTCATGGATTAAGTCTTCTAATGAAATACCCATACCTTGATATTTTTTAGCAAGATGTACAACTAATCTCATATTAGATAATACAAGATCAGATGAATTAATGTTTTTTGAAATGTCTTTGTAAAGTAATGTGTTCATATAGTTTTCCGTTTTAGTTTGTTATTGTTATTATTAATATAAATATAATCAATTTATACCTATTCCGGCCATAAAACTATAACTTTTTTCCGAAAGCACTCATTTTTTCTTAAATTGTTAATAACTTTCACTATTAACCTATAAGATCTATAATCTTACGATTTTTAATTATCTTTTCTCTGTTATTTAAAAACCATTCTAGATTTGAAAGGTCTGGGTCTCCGATTAAGCCAGTTTCTTTTCGGATTGAAGTTAATTCAGTTCGGATTTTTGCTCTGCGATTAGATATTTGCAGATCTTCCTGTTGATCGTAGTATTTACTTATTGAATTGCTCATGATACTGATTTATTATTATATGCAATAAATCAGAGATGTTTCAGCTTAATATTGAGATTCTTCTTTTACAACTGCTATTGCTCTTAACATCTTAGGATAATCAACAGGACATTTTAAATCTAAACCAGCCTTTGCAGTAAATTTAATATAAGCATCACCTTTACTATATATGAGAATTGTTGGAGCCATTCTTATACGTAACTCCTTTTTTAATCTTGGTGATGTTGCAAGGTCTATTCTATAATAATTAACACCATCTAAATCATCGAGCTTTTTCCATTCCTTAAATGCATTGTCTTTATTAAAGCCTGCATAAAATTCAATTATTATGATTTCACTATTGTCATCACCAAAAGCATTGTTTGGTGTAATCGTTTCATCAAAGGTATCATCATTAATCCATTCTTGAGCAAACACTAAATTTCCTATTAATAACAAAGCAATCAATAAAAGTCTTTTCATGTTAATTATTTTTTTGCATTTCATAAATGCGCTCTTCTAATTTTTCTAACTTTTCTAAAATTGATTCAACGTCTTCTTGTGTGTCCATTATTGTTTGACGAATAAGTTCATCCTTTAAGTCATACTCAATCCTTTCGATTGGTGGTTCAGGTAATGTCATAGCTTTTGCTATATCAGCCTGTAGTACAAAATACATACTTGATATGGAAATAGCAAATCCTACTATCATTCCAATTGTTTTAAGATCTAAAGTTACTTTAGTACCTTCTCCTATTTGTTTTGCCATTTTTATTTAAATGTATAATTAATCCCGAATGTAGATTGAAATAATTCACTATCCCACATTTTAGAATATTCACCTTCTACGAATACTCCTAGGTTTTTGTTAACTTTCCAACCAAAATTAATTCCAGCTGAATAGTCATTCCATTGTTCTGGTTCGTTATCTAATATTAGTCCACCTTCACCCCAATTATTTCTATTTAAATAACTAAATTCTTCATCACCTTTAATATATCTATGCATTGGTAGTATATAATTACCATAAGCATGTAACCAAAAATTGTTTTTGTAGTGATAATAATCGAAACCAACTATAGGTGCTATTTCAACCCAAGGATCTAATAATTCCCATTGTTCTCCATTATACCTATTCATTAAACCAGTAAATACATTTTCTCTAAATTCCAAATCCGAGTATGCTACAATATTTCCATCAGCATCTTTCCAAATCCAGTCTTGTGTTTCTTCTCCAGTATTAGCATCAGTATAAGTTGTATAGTGGTCTGTGTAACCGTAGTCAAATCCTAAAGTATACCAAGTATTAAGTGGAAATTCTTGAGGATTGCCATCTGGTCCTAAAATTGGATTACCATCTGGGTCCGTGAAGGTTTGAGTTTCATTTAACCATATTTCTATAGGATTATAACCGTATGCTCTTTCATGACCACGTGCTATAACACCAGCTGATATTGAGAATTTTTCACCAAGTGGTAATCTAGCTCTTGCTTCTACTGAAAAATATTCTAAATTAATTTTGTCTTCTTCTCTAGACTGTACTTTAAATATATGATATTTACCAGTGTGCTTTACAAATAAATGATGGTTTGTAAAATCTTCGCCTCGCCATCTTTCCTTTTCAAAATGTATTTGATATTCTAAACCTTTGAAAGCAGATGTTGGTGCAGCAAATGCCAATTGGTTTTCTGTTCCATCATAAAAGTTTTTTGGTTTTCTTTCATAGCTAAATCTTGCTAGCTTTCTAAGACCAAAACCAATTCTATAATCGAATGGGTAAGTTGGTGTATTATCTACTACAACTGGTATATCATATAAACTCTGGTTGTCACCTGTTCTTACAAAATATGATCTTTCAGCTGCTTCTATAGAATTTGAAATATCTCCTGCGCCGTATACTGTTCCATATTTAAGGAAGTCAGAATATAAAGATTTAAAAAACTTTTCTTTACCTAAAGCTTTAAATTTGTCTGGTGATTGTCCATAGGTCTGAAAAGACATAAACATGATAAATATTAATCCAATTAAGTTTTTCATAACAATAAACTATTTTTAGTATTTATTATGATAATCATATAAAAAATACGTTTATTTGCTTGAATCTTAATTCTTTAACTTTTTAATCCAAATAATTGATTCTTTACATAATTCATATTCTTCAGCTTCCTCACATCTAACTAGGTTAGTTTCTAATGCTTCCAAGTAACCTTTTCTTTCTACACTTAAATCAAAATCTATATTTTTAAGTATACCAATAACTACTTTATCAACATCTTTATCTAAAGCTTTAAGTACTGCCTTAGTTACAGACACAGAAACTTCATGAGCTCTTAATTGAGCCTCAGCTTCTAATTCTTCAATATTTTCTGAATTAAATTCTATCATTGTCTAAACCTTTTTTTATTTCATTACATACATGGCACCTTTCATATTCCTCATCTATTTGAAAAACAGATATCATGTTATCTAACATAGTATTAACTTGATTAATATTTAAAATATTATTCTTTAAAAGATTATTTACTGCACTAATAGCATCATTAATATCTAAACTTTCAAAATCATTATAAAATTTATTAGCTTGTTCTCTTGCCCATATTTCTTGATCACTTTTCATATCTGCCATAGCATGTAGTTTTGCAATCTCATCCATTTCAATACCATGATCATTAGGATCGAAGCCATCTTCAGGATTTTGATTTAACCAGTCATTTATCATATTTTGTAATTTATAGTTTATTTAAATAAAATATAACAAATATCAGAGAGCTGTGAAAGCTATGTGTAAGTTATTTATAAATTATTAAAAACAGTAAATTTTATTTTTTGTTTATTCTTTTAATAACATGTGTAGGTTGTTCAGGCTGTGTTTTTGCCCATACCTTTCTAATAGAATTTGTTGCACGAGCAAGTGTAGTTACTGAATTTTGTTCTTTAGTTGTTTTATTACATCCACATCCCATATTATTACCATTTATTTTTAGGGCAACTTTCAGTTGACCACTGAGCCTTTTTATTTAAATAACATCCACATATACAACACTTAGAACCACATTTATCAGAGCACTGGTTACATATAGAAATTCTATCGTTATATTTATCAGTAGTTACTTGGTCTCCCCAGATAAGATATTTAAAGAGTGCTATTACAAATCTAAATATTCTAATCATTATACTGTATTTACTTCATCAATAGTTGCAGAGGCAGCAGTGTTTATTTCATTAATATTTGCGGCAGCTACAGTATTCATTTCGCTAAAACCTAATGTTGGTGCAGGAGTATAAGTAATACTTAATGTTACATCACTTGGACCACCTTGTGCAATTTGAGCTTGAAGATCTGTTGCAAAAGCAACTCCTGGCTGAACATTCTGTTGATCATTTGTTTGCTGAATAGTAGCCATTGTTGCCAAACCATTTCCTTGCCCACCACCAGACTGAAGGAATGAAATACCTGCTGCGGTAGCAGTAGTTGAAATAGAAGCACCAGCACCCGGCCACTGAAAAGTATTAAATAACGTTGGGGTAAACTGAGGAGAGCCATAATCACCATTTGCTAAAGATCCACCGGAGCCACCACCAAAGGCAACACTCTCGGTTACAGTACAAAATATAAGACCAGAATTACCAGCAGAATTATATGTAAGAGTTGCAGCTGTAATCGTTCCTAGTGCAGGAAATTGATTAATGTCAAAGTACACAAAAGATCTAACTATAGCAAATGCAGTACCACCTCTACCAACACTAACCTGAAGTCTTATTTCTGGACTAAGGCCAGGATTAGTTACTA